CTGTTGTTGTTAAAATTTCCATTTGTGTACTGAGCATTAGACCCTGTACTTTGATAATAAAGGTCTACTACAGTAGAGTTTGCAAGAAACTGCGGGATTGTTCCAACAGCAGATATGTTGCTTATAAATGCCGCAGTAACCGTTGCCTCTGCTACTGTAAAAGGTAAGCCAGTAATTGCAGCGCCTCCAGCAGATGAACCTTTGTTAGACAAATCAATGGTTATATTAAAATTAACACGGTTGCCAATTTTTGTGTATCTTCCAAGTTGTGTTGTGTAAGTGATACCTGTTGAGCCACCTGCAAAAGCAAGCACTGGTGTAAAAGTACCTTCTTCATAGTCAGCCAACAACTCGCTTGTGCCTGTGCCCGGTGTGGCTGAAAAGTCAATGCCTTTGGTATCTGCCACAACAAGGTTTCCAGTGGACAGGGTGACGTTGCCGGACAGCGTAGGAGCAGCGGAAAGCACAGTGCTGCCTGTGCCCGTGCTGGTCGTAACGCCCGTACCGCCATTGACTACGGGCAAGACGCCTGTGATCTGGCTGACATTGACGATGCTTGATGTTGCTTTTAACATGGCGAGTCCTTAACCGAAAACAAATTCGATGATTGATAGGGACGGTGGCGCTTGACTGAACGTAACCGTGTTGGATGTCAGCGTGTATGTGTTCTGATTCTGATACACGCCACTGATATAGATGGCTGTAGGTATAGAGGAGACATTGAAGATGGTCTGCGTTCCAGTGCCTGTAGCGTTTTGAACTGTCGACCCACCAGCACCGGCGTTGCCGTTCAGCGAGGTGTAGACCACGCTGCCTTTTTTGTCCTTGACCTGGATGCTGTAATCACTGCCCACGTAAAAGCGTGTTGGCGTACCCTGATAAACAGGATACCCGCCAGAGGTGCGAATTGGCTGCACAGCAGAGATGGTCAGCGCAGCATCAAAGAACGCAGCGATGGGGTTAACAATGGGGTTAAGATTGACCGCACCAATAAAGATGTAGCCGTTCTCCAGCGGCTGACCATCAGCATCAGCAAATGCTGGATATGGCGGTTCTACTGAGAGTGCGGACATTACTGGTTCTCCTGTGAATCAAGGTTGCCCAGCTTTACGCTTGAGCAGTTCTTCCATTGCTTTAACTGCGTTCTCTTTGTTGATGCCACGCAACTCTTCGGCTTTCTCTGCGAGCAATTCTACTGCCCGTCTTGCTGCGCCGCCCCTTGCGATATCCACGCCAGTTTGCATGGCTTCAGCAACTTGGCCTTTCAGCGAGGTCTGTGCGGCTGCGCCAAACATACGATCAAGTTCATTGACAAAGATGAGCTGATTGACGATGTTGTCATCCAGCTTCATACCGTATTTTGTTGCCGTGCTGTTGGCCTGGTCAAGCGAATCAATCAGATTTGCCCGTGTGCCGTAGTTGCTAGTCAGCTTCCGCATCGCTGTGCCAAGCTGCTTGTTTGCGCTTGGAGAATCAAAGTCGATGTTTGTGCCAGCAGCTTTTTGCAAGTCATCCAGTGCCGTGATAGTGTCGGAATACTTGGCATTTGCAGATTTGTAATCAGGGAAACTTTCGCCAAGGGTTGCATTCAAGTTTCGGCGCAATGTCTTCAATGTCCGCTCGGCCTGTGCTGTCAGTGGGTTTGCGAGACTTCTTTTGCCAAAATCAACTTGTGTGTCAATAAAACGCTTGGCCGTATGGATGCCATAAGCATCAGGAGCTTTAACCGTGCTCAAACGCTCCAGAACCATGTTTAAGACACGTTGGGCCTGTCTGTCTCCCTGAATATCAGAACCTTGCAAATTGGCCTTGGCGACCCCGTTTGCGTCAAGCTCCACCTTTACGCCCAAAGTGCCAAGATCATCAAGGAATGTATTGATGGCAGGGTCAAAATTTACGGTTTGACCACGCAGTTGGTTGTTGGCAATTTTGTTGATGTCAGCACCAGCTTGCTTGTTCGCAGTGGACAAAAACTGAATCCTTGAATCAACGGTATCACCCAAGATGTCAGCGGGTCGGTTCAATGCCCGAAATGCCTCACGCTTTTCACCCATCTTGAAGATGTTGAGCATCTTGGTCATGGCCTGACGATCTTTGTCAGATGCAGCCTTGATGCTGGCAATCGTGCCATCTTTCCAGCCCTGTGTGATCGCAGATGTGGCTTCGTTGTCAGGCACAGCTTGAGTGCCTGAAATGCGGAAGTTCACCAGTTCTGTCGAATCAGGATTCTGGGCAATCTGCTTGCGTAGATTTGCCGAGTCCTGGGGTGAGATTTTCTCGCCGACACTTGCCTTGATGCTTTGCAGCGACTCTCTGATTGTTGGTTCGGTGGGTACTTCTTGACCAGCACGCAGTTGTTCAATGCTGGTTGGCTCAATACGCTCACGGATGCCAGCACCAGCCGGGGCAACTTGACGGGCCACTTGCTGGGTCACAGCCCTTGTAGCAGCCGGAATAGATGGCACTAAAGCGCCGCCCACTGTTGCCGCAATCTGACCAACAGGGCCAGCGCCAGCTTCTTTGGCGACCCCACCAGCAGCCGCCGCAGTTCCACCAGCAAGTGCTTGGAATCCTGGGGTGGCAGCCAGCAACCTTCCTACTTCTCTTGTAACTGCGCTGCCTTGTTCTGCCAAAGAACTTGGTTTTACTGGTGCTCTAGCCGCGGCTTGCAACGCTTGACCAGCAGCAACGCCACCAATTGCGCCGCTTGCGCCCGCTGCTGTCGTTTGCATGATGCGCTCGGCTGCCGTGCGAGGTTCAGCCACGCCCACACGGGTAAGCAAGTCTTCCATCGCATCGGTTGGTAATGTGTATTTTGTGCCGAATAGACTGTTGACTGAACCAACAATAGGGTCGCCAATCAAACCAGCAAGGGTTGCCGCACCAGCGCCAGCGATAGCCCCAGGAATTGCACCAACACCGCCAAGCAAAGCGCCAGCAGCACCGCCAGCAAGCGCACCAGCAGCGGGTAGTGCCAAGCCCCTTGTGGCTGCACCAGCAAGACCTTTTACTGTGGTTGGTGGCTCTGTAATCGTGCCGCCAAACTGTGCAGCAAGCGAGGCAACATCTGTCGCAGCGGCTGGCATACTTCTGTCTTGCTGTGTCTCAGGCGGCGCTGTCATTTCAGCACCAGGGAACCGAACATCGACAGCAACGTTTTTTCCGGCATCCGTCTGCACGTTAAATGTCTGAGCATTGGCTGGCGCAACTGTGCCGCCGAATTGTTTTGCTAGTGCTTCAAGTTCTGCTGGGTCGATCATTGGATACCCGCCGCTTTCTTGTAGGCATCAGCAGCAGCCTTGGTTGGGAAAGTTGCCGTTGCACCATTTGGCAATCTAACAGTCAAACCCTCGGCTGGCACATCCCTTGGTGTAGATGGCAAGCCAGCACGTGCTGCTGCATTAGCTCTTGCCTTTTCCAACAGCCGCACCGCTTCAGTGACGTTCTTTTTAAGCTGATCTGGAGATTGTTTAAGGCTCAAGTTTTGCACAGATGCTTGCAACTTGTCACCCTCTTTTTCAGACAAAGCACCAGCCCCCTTGATCTTTGGAATTTGCGCAATAAAAACCTGAGACCCAAGAGTTTCTACCAAGGATTCAAAGTCAGCCACTTCTTGGCTCAATGTTGGCAGTCGTGATGCAACTGGGCCTGTTGCTGAACGAATCACCTCTATTGGCGTGTTCAGAACTTGCGTTGCTGTATTCACGAAGTTATCCACATCAGCTTGAATACCAGCCAGTGTTGCTTGTTGGTCACGCTTCGTAGAGTCACGCTTTTCAGTTGCGTCATCAATCTTTTGCTGTAACTCTTGTCGTCTAAGTACGTTTGTTTCTCGGGCAATGGTTGCGTTCAATGCTTTGATGCGGTTGTCCTCTTTTGCAATTAAGATGTCAGCATCTGTTTTACGAATATCTGCACGAGTTTTTTCTAAATCAGTTTTGGCTTTTTCTTCAGCAAACAGAGCCTCGACTTTTGCTTTGTCAGCTTGTGCTTGTGCCAGCTTATTTTCTGCCTCGGCTTTTTTAACGTCATCTGCCGCTGTCGCAACAGCATTTAATGCCTTCTGTTCTTCTTGTGTGGCTTTTCCCAAAGCCTCTTGCAGTTTTGCCGGGGCAAGTGCTTCCTCTCTTTGCGTTGATAGTGCTTTGTCTGCGCTTTCGAGAAAATCTTTTCCACCAGGAAGTGCTGCAAGGGTCAGTGCAATAGTAGTTTGTGCGCCTGTCGGGTTCATCCGAATCAGATTTGAAAGGTCATCAAAACCTTGCGCTTCTTTTTCTTTTCCGGCTTCTCGTAATGCTTTTGCTCGCTCAGTAAGCCTCATTTGAGCAACAGGCAAATTACCCGACTTGATAGCCGTGTATACCTGTGTGCCTTCCTTCAAAGTGTTTTGCTGCTGCTCTTTGGTCTGCGCTTCAAAACCTGTTTGGACAATAGCCGCTTGTTCTTTTGGCAAAAATGCAGTGACCCGTGCGTAATCTCCTGCTGTTGCATTAGGGTTTTTAAACAGGTCTCTGAGAGCTGTTTGGTTTTGTGCAGCTTGCTCACGTGCCTCAGTTTGTGCTCGAATTTCAGCCCCGGCTTGGCCAATTTTAAAACCACTGAGTGCTGCCTCAAATGGGCTTTGCACATCAACAGCGTAGTTGATTGGGCCTTGGAATGGGTTAATCTGTGCCATGTGTTATTCCTTAAAACCCAAATCCCATGCCAGCTTTGCCGCCAGCACCAATTTGCATGCCGAGAAACTGGGCTGGCATATTCAAGACTTGACCGTAGGCTTTTGCTTGTCCAAGTTCGCCACCTGCAAGGGCTGAACCTTGCTGACTCAAGAGATTCGCAATGTTTGTGCCTGTCTCCATACCAGCAGCGCCAACACCAGCCGCAGAGCGTTGACCCAATTGCGTCATGCCGCCCAAGCGCCCATATTGTTCTTCAATCAGTTGGTTCAACACTTGTGGCCGGAACTGCGCCAGTGCTTGCTGCACGTTGCCGCCACGCAAACCACCCGTGGCCGATGCCCGAGACAGAATGGCTTCTTCGCCCTGCCGTGTGATTTCCTGGAATCGCTCACCGCCGCTGATGCGTTCAATCGCTGCACGTTCTTCCTCTGGCCCTCTGAGGCCTAAAAAAGCTTGTTGCTGTTCCAATGCTGGTAAACCTGCCTCGGTGTAAGGCTTCAGCAGGGCTTGCAAAGAATCAAATTGCCTGCGCTGTTCTGATATGCCTTCTCCGGCTGCGCCAGCTTGGATGTTTGCTGCATCTTCAGCCGCGCCTGCTTGCATTACACTTCCAACAAGTTGGCTTCCGCCTACGACTAGGGCTGTTACTGGATCAGGCATCGCCGAACTCCTTTAAATAATTTTCAAGTTTTTCACCGTACAAAGCCATTACTAAATGACTGTGCTTTGTAGCAAACCCTGCACCATGCACTAATGCAATAACCATCAAAATCAGGTCATAGTAGCCAGCACGCCAAACAAACGATTTTGCATCGGCTTGGCCTTGACGTTCTGCTGTGTCTGAGGCTTGCCACTTAAGAATGGCAGTAGCCAGCAAAGGCACTAAATGGTGGCTATTGACGATGAAAAAAGCGTTCTGGTGCATACCCACCAGAGTGTTCCAAATGGTGGCATTTAGGTCTTTTCGCTCAACTGCGTCACCATCGGCAACATCATCAAAAACTTGGATTGCGTCAAAAACCATAAGCAGCCACTCTACGGCTGGCGTAGGCAGCATAAAAACCTTCGTTAGGTTTTCTTTAAGCCCATCGGTCATGCACAACTCCTGTTCAGGGTGAGCTGCTGGTGGCCCGATAGACTCAGCGGCTCGATTTTCGCACAGTTTTACTCAATCCTCATACTCATCATCTTCCCATGCTTGGCAAACTCTCATGTCATTGCAGATAAAGTTGAGCTTCTCGCAGTGACCACGAAACCCTGCACCTTTGTCGTATGCCGCCATCGGGATGCGCTCAATACGGACTTGCGCCATCAGGCTGTTGTCGTAGTAGCCACAGTTCGAGCAATGCTTGCGCCGTGCGTCTTTTTCATCGCACTGCATGGCTTCTGCCAGCCCTGAATAAAACTCTTTGTTGGCCCCAGGTTCGTTGGTCGGCATCTCCGGGCCATAGTTCCAATCTTGCACAGCAATGGCGTAGTTCTTCTTGTTCTCGGCTGAAGTCAAGAATCCCTCGTCCATCGGCAAGCCCATGAATCCCTTGGGCATCATCATAAATTTGTCCATTCTGTGTTCCTCTTTACGTAATTTCTCTGCCTGATGCGCGGATGGTCAGCGAGGTGGCTGCGCTGGCGATGGTTGAAATAAAGCCGCCAGCCTCCAGTGATTGCCCGACCAACTCGGGAAAAGTGTAGGTCTCGTCTGGTGCTATTGCACGGGTGTCCACAATCAGGTTGGTCACGCCTGCAGTGCCGCCACTGGTCACCAGGTTGACACTGAGGGTGATATTGCCTGCCGTGGTGTTGGTGGCTGTGAACTTATCAATAATGGCCTTACAGTTAGTAGCTGTGTACTGAGTTGTCTGCGTGTTCTCTGCCTGCTTTGCTGGAATCAGCACCTTGATTGATACGGTCATTGTTTACTCCTTTGGCATAAATCGTTTTTTTGGACTGGCATTTTTTAGAATGTATACCACTGTGTCGCTGTGGTTGCCATCAACTCAACAGTTGTGCCAATAGCCAAAGAGAACGAACCATTCACGGCAAGTGCATTGATTGTTCCACCCGTTGCTGGAAAGATATTTAACGTATCAGCAGCATCACTGTTTCTCACCAAAATCCGCATACCTGCCACGGCTGTGGGCAATCTTACACCGGACGCAGCCGCAGTAACTACAGTTACGTTGTTGATGTTCGATACTAAGGCAGTAGCAGTGCCTTGTGTAACACCAGCCGCAGATATAGCCGCAGAAATGCTGTCAATTACCAATCCGTTGAGTGTAGTGCTACTTGTTGCACCAGAGACAGCAGAGCCAATGGCAATGTTGGTAGTTGAACCAGAAACGCCAGCAGTACCGATGTTGATGGCTTTAGTTGAACCAGATGCTGTAGCACCAGCACCCAATGCAACAGTTTGTGAAGAAGTACTTGTTGCTAAAGTTGTTGTGCTAGTAGATGTTAATGTGCCGCTTATTGAAGTAGTGCTTAGTTGAGTTGCGCCTTGAACACCTAAAGAACCTTCAACAAAAGCATTTGACTTAACGGCGAAAGCGTTTTCTACCCTTAATTCTCCATTAACAACTAAATTATCTGCGTCCAACTTTAAAGAGTTATTTTCCGTGTAATACTGAAAAACCGTGTCAGTTGTGCTGCCTACAATATACACACGATTTGGTGCTGTACTATCAATAAACATTCCAGATGGATTTGTCTCTTGAAACCCAATATAAAAATTATTGAAAAGTGTTGCTGTGCTTACATTCCATGCTGTACCGAGGTCATATTCCCAGATGGTATCTGTATTAGCGCCAAGCATCCACATCTTTAGACCATCTACACTTAAATTTATTTGTACTGGCCCAGTATCTTGTGCTGCAACACTAAACGATATACCTGAGTAGGATGCCGTTGAAACATCCCATGCGGTTGAAAGTGTATATTGGAAAACAGTATCAGACGTAGTCCCAACAACATACATTATTAAACCATTTGGTCTGAACCAAAGCCCAAGTGGTGATGTATCTTGTGCTGTAACACTAAACGATATGCCTGCGTATGAGGCGGTTGAAACATCCCATGCAGTTGAAAGTGTGTATTGGAAAACAGTATCACTTGTACTTCCAATAACAAACATTGACAAACCATCTGGCTTAAAGAAAATGTCTTGTGGAGCACTATCTTGGGGGGCTGTTGAAAATGTTGTTACAAACGTGGCAGTTGTAATGTCCCAAGCAGTTGAAAGCGTGTATTCGTTTACATCGTCACCCGTTGTGCCATTGACATACATCTTTGTACCAGCAGAACCAATAAATAAACCAGTTGGTGCTGTTTCTTGAGCAGCAACAGAAAAACTATCACCCGAATAAATCCATCCTGTAATGGTGTCGTTTTCACTGAAAGTCGAGTCGCCCGTTGCAGTAGTTACGGCAACTTCTGAAAACCTGCCATTTGCAGGGTTTGTTGCTCCAATTGTTGTTCCATTTATTGTGCCGCCCGTAATGGAAACTCGATCTGCATTTTGCGGTGATAGAGTGCCAAGTTCTGATCTTGTTTGTAGTTCAAGTGTTTGTGCTAGCGCTGCTATTTGTGCCAGTGCCTCATTAGCTGTGGCTGCTGCAGTGTCAGCCTGAAACTCAAAGTCCGTTCCGACAATGACCTGTAATTCATCAACCGTGGAGAACAGAAGTTCAAACTGCCGAATCTGTTGTTGGTCAGTCAGGAACTCCGCAAGCTGATCTCGAGTCAGGTTCAGCCTTCGTGATTGTGGTGCGGTAGCCATCAGTACACCAGTGCTTCAATTTGGGCTTCTAGACGAACAAAGGACACATGGGCATCACTGTCGCCTTGGAATCGCTGGATGCGCCAGTTGCGCATGTGGCCTTGCTGGAACCAAGCCAAGCGCTTGGAAGTGCTGCCAATCGTGCCCACGGTGATGCTTTTGTCCTGACTCCACGACAGGCCATCCACGCTGTAGCTTGTGCTGATCTGGGGGTTCTTGCCCAGGGCCACACTGCCGGTCAAGCTGACTAGCTCCAGGCGGTTGAAGATCGCACCATTGCTTTCGTTGTAGACGATAAGCGTGCTGAACTCCCAGCGCACTTGCTGGCCCCAGTGATAGCCGGTGTTTTGCACCAGATAGCCGATGGAGCTGGACTGCGGATCGCCCACCAGCCACTTGTCGTAAATCCAAACAAGATTGCGTGCGCGATACTGAGCAAAGCCAGATACTGTGCTGGTCAGGGTGAACCAAACCGGATTTTGTAGCGCCTCAGATGCGGCTGCGTCATAGACCACGGTGCGGTCTGGCAGATGCACGTAGAGATGTTGGTGGTTTTTGTCGTTGCGTGCTTCGAGCTGAACTTTTGCCAGTTCAGCTTCGGTGTACTGCAGAAGCAAACTGTCGATTTCTTGTGTGCTGATTTTCTGGGTGGTGGCTGCTGCTCCGATGTAGATGCTAGGGGCTTCGTTTCTGCCACTGCCCATGAATGCTATGCGTTCCAGATAGATGCAGCAGGCGTGAACACCCACACAACCCTTTTGAATTTGTGCGCCCTGAATGACACCAAACGGGAAAGGATTGGCATTGCCAAGGTTGTCATACACCTCCATCGTGAATCTGTTAATTGCATACACTTCATTGCGCAAACGCAAAAGGGATGTCACCGGGTCTGGATCGGCAATCGGTTCTTCAAACGCGAATGCCCCAATCGTAAACGGGTCGCCAATATTGGTCAAAAATAAACGTTCACCATCAGTAAGCATGAAGCGGCCGTCAATAAAGCAAAAGTCAATAATTGGCCCAATAGTCACCAATGGGTAATTGGCCTGCGTCAGTGTTGTGCCGTTCCAAAAGTAGATGAACCCACCTGATGTCACTGCAAGTTCATTAAAGCTATAGTCAAAGGTCACTAGCTGGGTAGTTGGCCCACCAACATCACCAAGAACAGTCACAGTGCCTGCACTGTCAATCTCCACCAGCTTTGTGCCCATCACCCGGTAACAGTCGCCATTCCAGTTGATCCCACCACGGTCAACCCCTGGGCCAGTGCCGTTGGCAACAATGCCATCACCGGGACGCAGAAACCCATTGCTGATGCCAGAGGAAATTGGCACAGGAACCATATTCACAGGATAGGCAGTGCGCAGCTCTGGCGTGCTGTCTGCGTAGATGCCGCTTAGGATGGGGATTTGCATGGTTACTTCTTAGCCTTGTTTCGGGCCGAGATTTTATTGGCCTTGGCTTTAGCATCAGCCTTGCTCGATGCCCCCCATGCGCGAAGACTCAGCAACAGCCGGGTGGGTTCACCGTCTTTGTACTCAGGGCCAGGGTTGCCACCCATACGGGCAAGAAAGGATGCCCTGCGAGGATTGTCACCTGACTTGACAGGAGGCTTCAGATTCATGCCTTCGGCCTTGGCCGCAAGTCTGCCTTTGGCATTCAAGCCGCCCTTGGGGTTCTGGCCTTCCTTGCGTGCGTAGGCTGGGGTTTTCATCTGAAGCCCTTAACTTTTTCGGCAACCTTCTTCGGCTGCTTGGCAAACTGCTTGCCTGCCTTTGTAGCCTCACGCTTTGCTTTAGTGGTCGCTGCGTACTCAGCCGCTGTCAGGGCTTTAATGGCCTTGGCCGGCAGATACCTTTCGCCTGTTTCGGACGATGGCTTACCCGACTTGGTGCGCCAGTCTTGCTTACTCCAGTCTGACAATGACTTTTGCGGGGCTTTCATTTATAGCCACCACCAGCTTTTTTATATTCAACCGCCAGCAGTTGTGCTTTTCTCGCACTCCATTCACCTGGATCGCCGCCCTTAGTCCCTGCCTTGATTTTCTCAAACAGGGCTTTGCGCATGGTTGGCTTTGTGTAGTTGCCAGCCGCATTCACCGAGGACTTGGGCTTGGTAGCCATCATGCACTTACAGCTTTAATCACTGCAAAATTAAAAACTGGCTGCTCGGTTGTTGTGCCGCCAGTGGTGCGAAATGTGATGTTAAAACTTCCAGCAGCCACTGCGGTCACCATCAAGTCGTAAAGGTCAGTTCCTGACTTTTGATTGAGAATAATGACATCGGTTGCTGCCACGGTGCTGTTGGTCACTGTAAAGGTTGTCGCGGTCGTTGTGCCTGCAGCGCTGAACAAAGTAATCGCACCAGCGGTTTTGTTCAATGTCACGCTGGTAGTGCGGCTGGTTATTTGAGTTACAGCACCACCAGCGCCCGTTGCATACCCTACACCTGCTGTTCCCGATGTTGTGACTGCACCTGTCACCGCCAGGCTTGTTCCTGTAGCTGCACCGATGACTGGTGTCACTAATGTGGGCGTGTTTGCAAAAACGTTTGCCCCTGTGCCAGTTTCATCGGTCAACGCAGCAGCAAGATTTGCACTGCTTGGGGTTGCCAAGAATGTTGCAACGTTTGCAGCCAAACCGGATACCCCAGTTGCAATGGGCAAGCCTGTGCAATTGGTCAATGTTCCCGAAGTCGGCGTGCCCAGAATCGGAGTGACCATCACCATGCTGGTGCTTGTGCAGGCACTAATGTTGCCGCTTGTCACTGTACCCAGCACAGGGCTTACCAAGGTCGGACTGGTGTTAAACACCAGCAGACCCGTACCGGTCTCATCGGTCATTGCTGCCCGTAGGTTGGCACTGCTTGGCGTTGCCAAGAAAGTCTGTATGCCAGCCGCATAAACCGTATTGGCAATGATCTGATACCAAGAGTTTGTCGGCTGATAAAACCTGAGTGCTGTTGCCGTTCCTGCGGCCAATGAAGTCACCGCACCATAAATAGCAGATGCACCATTCAGTGCAATCGTCAGAGATGTGATCTCTTGCGTTGTTGTAATCAGCACCGTAGTGCCATCAGGCACGCCAGTGTTCAGTGGCAAGGTGATCGTGCCTGTTGCCAGCGTTCCCGCAGGCTGCAACAGCATCCACTGGTCATTGCTGACTGGAGTCGGCACTGTGATGTTGAACCCAGAGCCTGGCACGTAAAGATTCACCGCCAGCGTAGGCGATGCAAAACTCTGCTGAAAGAACGTCAATAAAGAACCAATCGAGGTTCTGCGAGCATCCCCATTATTTGGCGAGTAAACGGGCAACTGATCGCCACTGGAGATGGGACTCAGAACTGGCAGTTGATTGATTGTCGGCATGGTGATCCTCAGTAATATTCGATTGGCCCATCTGGGCCAGCATCAACAGGGCTATACGGTGGGCGCACAAACGGGTTGTCGTACACACGCCAGGGCTTATTGCCAGCGCCAGCCGGTGTGGTTGCTGGAAGTTGCTTTTCTAGCGGGAATGTCGCACGCTGCAGCAAGATGTCGTAACCCTGCTTGGCAGTGGTCTTGGTCTCAATCATCACTTGCTTGCCATAACTCGGGGCAAGCCTGATGCCCAGGCTGCAGATGATGGCCTCATACGCTGAGTCGGGCACATTTGTCTGCTCATCTAGATCGCTGTCTTGTGGGCTGGAGGGTATCGGGTAGCCCAAGCGGATACCCTTTGCGTTCCAGTCTGCCATCATTGCATCCAGCCGCCGTAGTGCTGCCTCGAGCTGCTGGGGCTGCATATCGAAGGTGTAAGAGGCCAGGCCGATTTCCTCAAGGGCGGCGCTTACGAACTGGCGTTTGCTGTATCCCATGATGCGGCCTCCATAGCCTGATTGATGCGGTTGAGCAGCGTTTCATCTGACCAACGTTTGTCCACTTTGAGGCCGATTTTATCAGCTTGCTCAAGCATCTCATCACGTGTTGGCTCGCCCACTTCAACAATCTCCACTTGCTGAACAACAGCATCAATGTGTGATGGATAGTAGACCTTCATGGCCTTGCGCTCAAGGGCTTGCGCTTTTTTGTGCTTGCGCTTTTGCAGCCGCAACTCCCGCCACGGGGCGAGAGTCTTGGTCTTAACGATTGCGGCTGACTTTATCATTTTTTCATTGGTGCTTTGCCAGGCTTGCCAGCGGCTTTTGCCGACTTGCTTGCCATGCCAAGTGCCATTGCCACGGCTTGCTTTTGGGGCTTGCCAGCTTTCATTTCCATAGCAATATTCTTGGAAACCGTCTTATCTGAGTAACCTTTTTTCATTGGCATGATGCGCTCCTAAGTAGAACAGGCCAACATTTCTGCTGGCCTGTCTGTTTCAATTACATGATGCGGTACACAATGAATGTGTTTGCAGCAGTCTTGCGGATGCGGAAACGTGCCGCAGCACCAGAGCCTGCACCTGTCGCAGCACCGCCCACGATGGTCACTCCTGTGTTGACCGTTATGGTCAAAGCAAACGCAGCCAAAGTAATAAGGCTAAAGTCGAATGAATCATCAATAGCAAACACGGTAGCCGCTTCAAGTGAAGCTGCAGTTGGCAACTGAATGCTGCGTCCTGTCGTTGGCGTTGCCGTGATAATGCTAGTCAACAAATCAGCCGCAGTCATAACCATTGATGCGCCATCAGCAATATTGGCAGGAGCAGGTTGAATCTGCCAGTTGCCGCCATTCCCGACTTGTGGTGCTGTGCCAATGCTATAAAAAGCCCCCGATGCACCGGTTTCAATAGTCACGTTGGTCGCATTGGTAAATGCGGGCGATACATAAGTGGTGTTGTCGACGACGGTCAGCAGGTCTTGTGAATCAGGAAAGTTGGGGAAACCAACTTGTTGAAACACACTTGCTGGCGAGTAGGCTTCAACAGCGATCTTCGAGCCAGCAGGCACAGTAACAGTGGCTGTGCCCTGGGTAAAAATTACGTTATAGCTCATGATGTGGCTCCTTAGACTTGACCGAACAGCAAAATGCCAGACATTTCTGGCTGCTTATTGACCACGCCAAACAAGGTATCGAGGCGATACTTGGTCTTCATGGTGTTAACGTCATACTGCTTTTGCATGACCAGCTCGATGCCTTGATCGGTGGAGGCACGCATCACTGCGACACCAGCATCGGATGGGACAGCGTAACGGCCTGGCAGAATCTCCAGCGCATCTTTCTGCCAGAAGCAGTTGATAGGTGCAGTCGTGGTGTTCAGGCGGTTGATGGTGCGACCAGCAGCAGCAGTCACGATGCAGTTTTGGTACTGCAGCTCTGCATCAGTTCCACCTTGTGCGGAAATGATTGGAGGTGTGATAACGCAAGTGGTTGCATTGGTCACGCTCACCACGCGGAAGGTCTTGGAAAAACCAGTACCCTGCTTAGTGATGTGATGGCAAGCCTCAACACCCGTGATTTCAATCGCCGAGCCTGCTGGCAAGTCGGTGGTGCTGGACACGGTGATGGTCTGGAAGCGGTTGTCAACGTTCTGTGTCTCACCAGTCACAGCAGTTTGTGTAGCTTGTGGAACGTAATAGTTATTAGCAGCAGCCAGAGTGCTCATCGTTGGGTCAGCACCAGTCGCGCCGGTCAAGCGGTTTGCGTAGTCAAGTTTGTAGGTCTCAAAACCTGCAACCATGCCCACAAAAGAACGCTCAAACGCGGTGTTGGACTTAGTGCCAGAGAAACTGCGAGATGCACCACCACCAGTAGCTCCACCAGCGATGTTGCCAGCGATGCCGTTGTAGTCGCGTGACGACAGAGCCATGTAACGATCAAAGGCTTGAACACCCTGCTCGTTCATGATGCTGTCGCACAAGGCCACATCGTCATAATCACCAGCGGCAGTGTTCACGGTCACAACCAGCGAGCCTTGGGCTGCGGCCACGTTCATGATGGCGATGTTGATGTCAGATGCCAGCTTCTGCTTGGCAGCTTCGCCCAGACGACCTTCTTGCAGTGCATCACGCAGCTCAAGTGCGTCCAAAATGAACGGCACGGACTTCTGGAAGCCGAGCGTTGCAGGAACTGCAAGCTGGGTGTAAGCCGTGAAGTTGCCGGTCTGATCCATGCCATCATAGCTTTGGGCAATGTAAGGCTGGGGGCGGTAAATCACGTTGTTGGTGCGCTCCATCATTGAGCCATCTGTGTTGTAGATAGACACGTTGCGGGACAGTACCAGAGCATCGTTAAAGCCTTCGAGGATGTCCTCGAAGGCAACGCGCTCCTCTTTTGAAAAACTATTGCTCATAATAAGCTCCTAAAAAAAATTACTTGGATGCTGATCGTTTCTGCGCCTTGTACTGGATGACTTTCGTCATGTTGCCAGTACGAGCCGCATCTTCGCGCAGCCGTTCGAGGGTTGAGTCCACCGCACCTGATGATCGTCCAGTTCCCGAGACGATTCGCTCTGGTGCGGGTGCTGCTCTGCGGTTTGTAACTTTCAATTCTTTCTCCAGTTTGGCGACCGCAAAAGCAAACTTTACGGGGTCTGAGACTTCAGCCAACTCCTTGGCCTTCTTCGGGTTCTTACCAAGTGCATAGACAACCAGTGCGGGGTTTTCAGCCCCTTGAAGAATCACGCCTTGCTGTGTGATCGAAAAGACTTCCTGGGCCACGGCCTCGGCATCTTCGTAATCCCTGACTCGCAGCTCTGCTTTCGCTTTGCCGTAGCCATCCAGCTTGGCTTGCCAGGCTTTCTGCTGATTCATAACTTCAGCTTGTTGCTTGGCGTTAACATCATCGGCTTGTCGCTTGCGCTCAAACCAACCAGTCAGTGCTTCTTCGTATTTGTCAGCGTCATAATCGTGGTCTTCTAGCTTGGGCTTGGCTCCAATGGCAACTGGCTTGATCTCAGTTGGCTGGACTTGCAGCTTGCTTTGTAGTTCACGGTTCTGGCGTTGCAACTCACGGTTTGTCTTTCGCAACTCTCGTACCCATTCAGGTGCTGGAGTATGCTCTTCGGGAGGTGGCGCTTCCTCTCCAATGCTGACAACTACTTCCTCGGGTTCT